TTCAACTGCATCAGGGGTGTCTTTCTCTACCCAGCGGAAAATTTTCTGGGTATTACGGGCTAGGGCTTCCGGATGGCTGTCGTCATACAGTTCCGGGAACGTCATTCCCAGCTCGAAATACGCTTTGGTAATTTTCGCAGCCGGTACTTTTTCGCCGTCCGGATGCGCCCAGACATTCATCGCCATGCGGATGTGTTCATGCTTGATTTTCATGAATCATTCTTTCCTTCGTTTGAGGTGCTATCCTGCTTCTTGTAAAGTTCTGGGTTGTATTTCAATTCACCGTTAGTAATTTCATCCAGTTCCATTGCGCGAAGTTTGGGAATAACTGCTTTCCACCGCACAACAGCCACATGTGAAATTCCAAGAGCCTCAGCTACTAGTCGCTTTTTTTTGAAATAGCGCAGAACATCATCTTTGAACATAAAACTCTCCTGTTATTTCGAGTAGAAGGGTAACAATAGTTACATAACAATGTCAACCATAGCAACATCACTTGGTAGTAACATTGGTTACATGAAAAACACTATCAGCGAACGTATTCGGAATCGTCGAAAAGACGTTGGATTAACCCAACAGCAGGTTGCGAAAGCAATCGGCATATCTCGTGTATCCGTAACAAAATGGGAAAATGGCTCTTCAAAACCTGACGGTGAGAATTTGTATCTACTGTCAAAATTGCTTTCCAAATCTCCTGAATGGATTCTTTATGGAAAGGACGGTCACGATAAAGCCGATGATCTGCGTCTGAATCAGTACCCTTACATTAGTGACAACATCGCCCGGTTGCCCGTTTTAACGTGGGAACAGGCTGGTTATTGGGATATGAGTTGTCCAGTAACCGAGATTCCTGGTATTAAGAATTGGGTTGATGTCATGACAAAAACCGCTGAAAACTCTTTTTTATTGCATGTTGAGGGAGATGCGATGACAAACTCTAACGGCCTCCCAACCATCCCCGACGGATCTACCGTGCTGATCACACCATGCTCAAGTAACATTAGAGAACTGGTGGGAAAAATAATCTTAATCCAATTGGAAGGAACGCCAAACGTAACACTAAAAAAAGTTGCGATTGACGGACCAAACATCTATCTGTTGTCACTGAATCCGCTTTACAAACCCATCGAACTGAATGGTGGTTACACCATTAAAGGTAAAGTTTCACAAATACATCAATACTTAGACTGAGTCAGAACCCGCATTCATTGCGGGTTTTTCATGCCCTCAAATGTACCTTTTGCAACATTGCATTGACTCGAAAGGTAACCCTTGTTACCTTAACAACATACCAACCCACCCCGCCCCACAGAACGCCGGGCAATACTTCGAGTTACCAAGCAGTGGTCAGGGGGTAAGTAGCCAGCCCGAGGCGTATGAACATGACGGCGGGAACACTTTGTATAACAGCGCAGCAGGTTTTTAGTTCCGCTACCCCAGCGTTAAGGGGAAATGAGGTCAACATGGATACTATCGATCTTGGCAACAACGAATCTCTGGTGTACGGCGTGTTTCCCAACCAGGACGGCACGTTTACCGCGATGACGTATACCAGAAGCAAAACGTTTAAAACTGAAGCTGGCGCGCGTCGCTGGTTAACCAGAAACACTGACTGATGAGGTTGACGATGGAATTTAAAGATTTACCAGTACCATTCCAGGAAATGGCATCGAATGTGGTTCGCTCTCAACTGGCGACTCTTGACCTGAGTACCGTAGAAAAAGAAACCATCGATACTATATCCGGTAACGTGCGTCGTGCCTTTATCGGTCTGTACGAAGAGAAGCAGCTCTCTGATAACCAGGATTTACATGAAAAATACTTCCTGGAATTAATGGACATCATTAATAAAGGATTTGGCTTGTTAATGAAAAAGAAAGGGATTCGAATAGCTCCCCTTGAAAATCATTTTACAGCGAGCAGTATTAATTCCTGTGATTTAAAGCATCACACATCCGATGGGAAAGTTGAATCAAACAACAAAATATCAATTAATCATTAATTTATTCACAGGTGAGGTAGAGTGCGTGCGCCGGACACGGATAAGAATCCGGCACTGACAGTTTACTGAAAAGGATATATCCCTGAAAAGTCAGGGCATAACACGAAAGCGCCCGGCGAAGTTAGTCTCTCTGTATAGGTCGTCGTTAAATTTAATTCGATCGTGCGCTTCCGGTTGTGGCACTCCGCGAAATGGCGCAGCGGTAAGTATGGCGGGGTTATTCCTTCCCCGTTGAGGACACCGGGTTGTCAGGTTGACCATACGCTTAAGTGACAACCCCGCTGCAACGCCCTCTGTTATCAATTTTCTGGTGACGTTTGGCGGTATCAGTTTTACTCCGTGACTGCTCTGCCGCCCTTTTTAAAGTGAATTTTGTGATGCGGTGAATGCGGCTAAGCGCACGCGGAACAGTTAAAACAAGCGGTCTTTTACGGGCGTAACGGGAATG